AACTTACTAGCTAGCCTTACCACATCTTTAAACTCCTCTATACTTTCTATATTCCCTAAGTTGATACTGCCTAAGTTACAGACATCCGAATCGTCTGCGCTTGTCACTTCGGTACAGGCGTTCCTTAATGTTTCGTTAGCCTTGTCTCCAAAGTTAAAGCTGAATCCCGGCTCTCCTGTAGTGAGGGCTTGTCTACAATTAGCAAGGAAGATAGGGTCTTTCCATTTGTTATCTCCAAGGTTCAGCCACTCATCTGAATAGTTAACAGAGATATTAGTCTGGTCTAGCGGTGCAGGAAAGTTAAAGTTGTTCTCCTTTGCTTGGGCTATGGATACTTCAGGCGTTATGGGCATGTCATGCCAGTTCTTAGCTGTGATAAACTGCTCTATATCCTCGTGCTCCCTGTCTAGGGAAGCATAGATTGCAGATCTCCTACTACCACCCTGCATTACATTCCTTCCTATCTCATTAATCATGTACATGAGGGGGAGGGGGCCGCTAGACACCCCTCCTGTACGGGATAGGGAGCGTCCTGCAGGACGTAGCCGAGAGTAGTCTATACCTATCCCCCCTCCTAACATGAGACACGAGTTAGCTCTCCATATGAGGTTTGACCACTCTTCTCTCGTGTCTTCTTCTGCTCTTAACAAGAAGCAGTTATTCCAAGCGTGTAGTTTTCTACCTGCATAGTACAGATACCTACCTCCCGGAATGAACTTCATGTTGTATATAAAGTCTACAAGCTGTGACCTCTCATCCTCGTGCATGATAGGGTGAGTGCCGTTTCTCATATCGCCACATACATCCTGCACACAACGTCTAGCTAGATTTTTCCAAGTATCCTCCGGGCCTTGTGCATACTTAGTACGAAATACATTCTCTCCAAGAGAGGTTCTGAAAGGGCTTACTGCCATGTGTCTGCTTCCTCGTATAGTTGTTTCATTTTTGAATAGGTTAAAGGAAAACTCCCTGTATCTACTTCCCTGCCAAGTCTAGTGCAGATATTACTAGCTGCCTCAAAGATCACTGTCGCCAAGAAAATCGTGTCTTTGTTTGAGGAAGCCCTGCTTTTCTTTCGCACGACTGTACTCTTTCTTTTTGTTTGACTCGATCCTTTGGCGGTACTTTGGGGTTCTGACTTCTTTTGCATAGGGGTTATACCTCTTCTCTTGTTTCTTCGTATTCATCCTCATCTTTAAACTTCTCACGTTGTTCAATAAATTCATCCATGAAAGCTTCGAGTATTTGTGCGCTAGTTAGCCCCAGTATTTCAACTATTAAGTCAGGGTCATAGCGTTCAGATACTCGTTCACTAAGCTCTCTTGGGGTTAATGTCAAGACTAATACTCCTTCAGCAAGTAGGACATACTGACTTCCATTAAGTCATAGTCTCCCTCATGTACTTCATGCTTCATCAGAATACCAGACCAACTCTGTAGGTTCTTCTGTGGCCCAAGGTAGTCGTGATGTTCTCGATAGAATCTTCCACACACTAGCCCTCTGCGTCTTTCTCCTGTGCAGGTGAATATCTCTCCTGCTTGCTTGTGTTGCTGGTGTCCCATAGTAAAGCTGTGGCCTAGATTTTTTAGTTTGTTCTCTATTGTACCACCTATCGGATTTGCAAACAAGCTTGTTGGGTTGACAAAGTAGTGTGAGTAGCAGATTCCGTCAATCTTGAAGATTTCTAGGAAGTCATGTGTCCAAACTTCTAGCTTTCTCAAAGGTTCTAGGATCTGTTCTTCCAAGTCCAGAAAGGAACTCATCATACGCATCTCTCCACTGTTAGCAACACGGCTAATCCTGTCCTCGTGGTTGCCGACAGCAAAGTGTATGTTAGGATCATACTTAGAGGTTCTCAATGTAGATAAGAACTTCTTCATAGCCTTCCAACCACAAGCGTAGTCTGCTTTGACATCCTTGTCCTCCCAACCCTTGTCTCCTGCTTTATCATAACTGGATAGGCTAGGCATATCCCACCAATCCCCGATGATAATTATCCTTTCGGGCTTATGCTTTTTGATATACTTAGCTGCAGATATGATATGCTCTATGTTAGAGCTAGGTGTTATCTGTGTATCTGGTATCATTACATGCTTCATGGTTAGTCCTCTAGAATGGTGGCCTATTATCTTCTACAGATAATTCTTTTATTCTGCTTTTCTCAACTTCTAAAAGGAACTGCAGATAGTGTTGTGCTTTTTCCAAGTCCTCTATTCCTCCTTTACTTTTATATCTACAGATATATTTTATTATGTTTCCTTCTAAGAAACTTAGCTTGTTAGCTAGTACAAACTCTATCGGTTCTATCGTACAGCTTTTGTAGTGATTCGGGCCTGTATCTAAAGCCTTCATTTAATCCACTCCTCTGGTATGGTTTTTCCTACTGCCGCAATTATATCTTCCCTCTCACACCAATCTAGGTAGGTCTGGTTGTGCTTCTTTGTTAACCAGTTGTTGTACTGGAATAACATTCTGAAGTTATCTCTCCTTATGGCCCCGGAGGTAGTAATAATTGCGAGTGTCTTGGTTCTCCCTTTGCTGTCCCACTTTCCTTTGGATTCGATCCATAGTCTATAATCAGGTAAGTAAAAATCAGGGGTATACATAGCGCGGCGACCCACATCAGAGCCAGAGCAGCTTTTGCATAGTCCATTCCTAATAGGGTAGAGATATTCAACTCTTCGAGTTTCGTACTCAAATTTAATCCCTTGTTCTTTGAGGTTTTGGGCGACTTCGTACTCATAGTAGCTGCTGTACGGGGCTATCGAAACCTTCCGCGCCTTCTTGTACCTTGAACGGACACTCGTCTGGGATTGTCCTCCATATCCATAAGAGGTCAGCGTTTTTGTTGAATCTTTCTTTCCAGTTTTTGAACTCTTTTTTGTAGTATTTGATGACGAACTCCTTCGCTTTTTCATTGGTTGTGCCATTAGGTATATACCTCGCAGCTTTCTTTTCCCCGATACCACTGATACCTATAATGTTATCAGCAGAGTCTCCTTGTAACATCTGTCTCCAGAAGAAAGCTTCTGCTTCTATGTCTGTTACATGGTGGAAGATTTGTTTAACAGGGTTGTAGTGTAGTCCTTCTATTTGTTTGAGATCTTTATCTACAGATACGATGACTGCTGTTTTGTTTTCCTTCTTTGCATCCTTACAGGCATGGCCGAAGAAGTCATCAGCTTCACATCCCTCTGTAGCATAAGCGTTATGGTGATCCAGTAGGTACTCATGTAACTCAGGTAAGTACGTTGGCTTATGGCTAGTATCTCTATTACCCTTATAGTCTTTGTCTATCTCCTTTCTAAAGTTTGCTTTCTCTTTGTTACCAGATATAAAGGTTCGATACTGCAGGTCTATCGCTTCTTGTGGATTAGTCTCTGCGAAGTAATGTCTTATATCTTCCATAGCGTTGTTGATTAAACTCTTTGCATTTTGCAGAGCGTGTTCCAGAGGTTCCAAGTTTCTACCTTTGCCTAAGTATTCTCTCGGAAAGTCCATAGGAACTTCAGCTTTATAGGGCCAGACAGTACCCCCCTCACCGGGGGGCTGTCTAACATCATAGTAATAGCTTTTCTCTGCTGCAAATCCCGCCCTGTATGCAATGATGTCTCCATCAAATAGAGCGATGACTTCCATAGGTTATCTCCTTTAACTCGCTGCCTTTAGTTTGGAAGCTGCCTCTTCCCAATTAGGGGAATCATCTGTAGTTTCAGCATCTGCATCGCCAGAGGTGTATGCTTCAAACTGACGGGCTATCTTAATAACGTCTTCTACAGAGACATCTACGGCAGTAAGTTCTGTTCCTGTAAAGGCAACCGCATTAGTCAGTGCGTTCTGACGGAGGATTAACCTCTGCCTGTCTAGCTCTGGCAAACCCTTTGTCGGATAGGACTGCTTGTTACTAGACGTAGACCCTATGTAGGTTGGTTGTCCTCCACCTGAACCTTTCTCTACGATTACTACGTTACCATCTAGATTCTTGAACGTACCATTCATGGTATAATTGACAGTTACCTTGTCTCCTTTAGAGACACCCTCGATAAGAGCTTTGCTCTTGCCGTTGTACCAGTTACCATCTACACAGATTGAACCAGTTTCCTGTTTCAACTTGTCGTTCCACTTTGAGGAAACTGCAGTAGCAATTCCAGTAATAGATTCTAAAGTTTTTTCCATAAGATAATCCTTATTTATATATTTTTAAAAATAATATCTATTAAATGATATTATATATAATAGTATATCATACTAATAGAACACTGTCAAACAACTAGGCTTTATTCTTTACCTCCGTCAATGTATACCCAGTAGAGTAGTCTACCGGGAAATCTATAGGGCTATCCACCCCATAATTCTTCTTCAATTCCTCTGGAACTGTGCTGAGAATGTCGGCTATCTTCTGCAATAATCCTTGATGTTCGCCGTTCTTGCTGTCAGTAATCTCACACAACACGCTATCATGTACGGTGTTAATCAACCAAGCAGAGGTATGTCTAATCTCTCTGGATAGTTTGTTCAACATCATTAACATAATGTCTGCTCCTGCCCCCTGTATAGGGTAGTTCTTTACCTGAGTAGGAGGAGGATAGGGCCTACCTTTCTTAGACAAGCTACCGATAACCGCATACTGAGTCAAAGGTTTGCCTTCTTCATCCTTCCAGATAGATGGAACGTAGTATCTTGGTACTGAGACACCATCTCTCCTGTCACCCATGTGTATAAGTGTGTCTGAGGCTGCTTGTGCTGCCCTCTGCTGGTACTTCTTGATCTTAGGGTATCTTTGGTAGTACTCCTCTATGAAAGCCTCTGTAAGGGACACAGGAACGCCCCAACGCTTTGCCATATTCTCTGCTCCACCACCATATTGTAACTCAAAAGAGAAAGTCTTAGCTGTTCTCCTCTCTGTTTTAGTAATCTCCTCCTCTGGTTTGTCAAAGATTTTACTAGCAAATACTGTGTGCATATCTCTACCTGAGTTTATGTCCTCAATGAGTTGGTCATCCATAGAAGCTAGAGCTAGAATCCTAATCTCTAGTTGTGCATAGTCATACTCTGCTAAGATGCCTAGCCCGTGTGGTGTCTCGTCTGCTATAAGGTGGTCTTGTATACTCATCCTTAATCCTTCCCTGATATGTTTTGCATGTTGGGTTTGTTACTACTAAGTCTACCTGTTGCAGTGCCGCAATGGTTGTATGTAGGGTGTATCCTTACTCTTTCTGTTAGTTGGAATGGTACTGCAAAGTTTATGTATGGGTCATAGTAAGTGGAGATTTCCTTTTGAAAGTGTCGTAGTGTAAGTATGTCCGAAGCAAAGGCACTAGCAAGAGTTTCTTCCTCCTTCTCTTGCACCTTCTTTAGTACATCTATACCTGACTTTAACTCTATGCTCTCTCTTAAGAACTCTTCTCTGGTTTCGCTCTTAGCTAGACGCTTTACCTTAACGGTTACGTCCACTGCTCGATACTTTAACTCACCCTTAGACTTACCAGACTTATACCTAACGTGCTCGCCGTCTTTGTCTAGCACTGGTTCCTCTGCTTTCTGCTTTGTCTCTCCTCCCCATAGCAGCGTAGCTACTTGGTCTGGAGACTTCGGGTTAAACTCTAACCCTTCGGGCCAGTGCTTACCCCACTTATCCACAAGCTCTTCCAACATACTCTCTAGCTTTAGTTTCTTTTCATCCCTCATCTTGGTAGCTCCCGGTAGATCAAAGGCAACACCTGTGCTTGACATCGCACATGTAACGCCA